CGAGCATAGTATGCATTCGATCTATGGACCATTCATGAATCTTCCTTAGTGTTGATTCTAAAGTTACCATAGTCTTTACGCATATACCGACCTAGAATATTACTATTATAGTATGCTGGTGAACCATCGTCAAGTGACTCAGATAATACATTATTAAGAAATAATTGTTTTGTTTCTTCAAAGTTACAAGTTCCTTTTGTTACATGAAGACTTAATATTTCTCTACTGAAGAACTCTTTGCCATACTTTTTTAAATCATCTTTTAATTCCGGACAAGATCCGTAATACCGCTTCCAATCACTCTCTTGTTTAACTTTTCGTTTCTTACCTGGTGGAGTTCTAAAAGACCAGAAGTATTTTCTCCCGATGTATTGACGATTGTTTTGTGTATTTGTAATGAGGTAGACAAAACCGAACTTATCGCCAATATCTTCAGATAAAAAAGGTTGTCCTTTAAAAATCCAGGGATTTTCATAGCTCATACTATAGAATATTATGAGCTAATATTTATCTCTAAACTCGACAAAGCAACTCTACTCATGGAATCGACTGTTGTCAAGCTCTTGATAAATATTCAATAAAGTCCTATAATATGTCGGTCTACGTTAATAATATTACTATTAATACTGGAGAATATTTCTCTAGAGATTTTTATCTGGATAATATTGATGGAACCCCATTGAATCTGACTGGGTATACGGCAGCATCTCAGATGAGAAAGCACCCAGAAAGTGTCAATGCAACAGTAGATTTTAATGTCGGGTTCATAGACAGAGCAAATGGAAGAATAAGAATATCTTTAACAACCAATAAAACAGAATTAATAAAACCAGGACGTTATGTCTGGGATATGATGTTTACAGATAGTGCAGGTAAAAAGAGTATTGTTATAGAAGGTAATGTATTAGCAACAGCAGATATTGCAACATCTTGTGTAAAAACTAATTACACTTATGATAGATTGGGTGTTATCATTGAAACATCATCTGAGGCTGGATCATCACCTGCAGTAACTGGTCACGATAATATTGGTATCAATGATATTAATGATTATGGTGTTGTTCATATGGGTGTGAACTTCAATCAATGTAGCACTTTTGATATTGGAGATAGCACTACAAGAGACTTACTTGAAGATTCTTCTTCTTTATCTAAAATTACTTCATATTTGCAAACTGGTGGTGTTATCTGGCTCAATACTGAATGGTGGAATAATGATGTGAATGGAAGAAGTTGTTCTGATAGAGATAATATTAATGCAATGCTCACGCTTCTCGGTACAGAAATAAGAACCACTGTAGACCAAGGTTTTGTTGGTAATGCGGATAGATCATCTGAAGTTAGTGTAATTAATAGTAACTTCCCACTTACAGAAAATCATAATGCTTCCGTAATATGGACTGGTGGTACGCCAGTTTATACTATTGAAGGTGGTACTAAAGTAGTATCTGTATATGAAAAAATAGGTCAAGGTATTTTATTTGTTCATGGTGATAGTAATATCTTCTCTGGTCCAACATATCCACAAAGTTATTATAATGCTCTTCGTTCTCTGGTTCTAAATAGTTAAAAAAAGATGTCGGCAGTATACGTACATAATATTACCATAGATAGCGGTACCGACTATGAGCAAGAATATGATATGTTTGAGGTTGGTGGTAGAGTCATTAACCTCACTGGATTTAGTGCGAAAGCAGAACTGAGAAGACACAGAGGTAGTAAAACTTCAACATCTTTTATAATTGGTTTTATTGATAGAGAAAATGGAAAAATAAAACTTTCAATACCTAACCACATAACTTCAAAATTAAAACCTGGTAGATATGTCTACGATATTCTTTTCACAAAACCTAGTGGAACAAAAGAAATCGTTCTTGAGGGAACTGTTAGAGTTCGACAAGGTATTTCAACTGGATGTTTTGGTGAAACTCCAGGACTACCAGGTAGTGCTCGAAGACTTTGTATTGCAGTTATTGATGAGTCAGGATCACAGACCAAACAGGGTATGTCTACAAAATGGAATCAGTTTAGATCATCATATCCAAATAGAACCTTTTATCTTCTACAACCAACCACTGTGGGATTTGGTGTTAGTACAACTAATGTAAATTACGATGAATTGAGATGCCCTAGTAATTTTCTACAAGAAACCACTGTAAACGTCCCACCTCTTATCTGATATGGCAGTTTTAGGACCACTCGAAGTAGGTGCAGGAATACTTAATTTCTTGACCCCAAACTATGCTCCTGTTGCAGGAAGAGCAGGTCCTGCTGACTGGAGTTATGGTGGTGGAGGAAATTATATTCGACCCTGGACAAGTTTTTCACAGCGTCTCGTAGAGGCAAACAATAGTCTAGGTCCATTTGCAATGCGTTTAGGTGGTAATATTACAGGAAGACTTCGTGTAAGTACAGAGACGGAAAGTTTAGGTCAACTAGCATACCAAGATCAACCTTGGTTTACAGTGAATGATGGTGCTACTGGATATCCAACTAAAGCAGAATGGTGGAATAGCGTTGTAAAAACTGTTATTCAAGTGAGAGATATGAATTCTGTGGGTCATCCAATGATTCACGTTGAAGTTGCTATATTTGATCCAACAGATCCTGCACAGAGATATAATCCACCAGCACCTTGGGATCACATACTTGGTCTAGGTGGAATTTTGTTTGGGTCCGTTCCACCAGTTCTTGGTTGGGTAATAGGAAGTTTGGCACCATTACCAGGAGAACCTGGATTTGGAACTGGTGGTGGTAGTGGTAGTGGATCAAATGGAGGTTCACCAGATCCTGGTGGAGGTACTTCTTTACCTGGAGGAGGATGGCCAGGTGGTGGCGGAAATCCAAATCCATTGAACTTTTTAACTAGAGCAGCAACTGCTATGGGTAATCTGTTGGGAGGTTTTGCTAATGAATTGGCAACGGAATATCAAACTACGATTGGAGAACCTCTTTCTAGTGCTGGAGAATTTGTCAATAATGTCCTAATGGGAATAGAAGCTGGTGAATTGGGTGTTCATAATCACGTTCAACACAACATCCAAGCACCAGTTGATGGTTCCTTCAATCATATACCAGGAGAAACTAAATCAAATCCAAGAGATTTGACGATGCGTGATGGTCTTCAACAAGCATATGCTAAAAATCTAGGCAACGGTGCAGATCTTTTTCAATATAATGCAGATGGAACATCAGCAGATAATCAAAAATTACATGAAGCTTTAGTGGGTGCTGGTATTGAACAAGCCATTGTTGATTTGGGTGTTGGAAACGATGGTGCTGGAACAGTTGCATTCTATATTCACGGAAGAACTACTTTTAATGAAGGAAATTTTCCAGGAAATGCTAACGCAGCACCAAATCCAAATATTGATGCTGATGGAAATTTAAGAGTTTATGATACCTATGAGTTTGCAAATAGTAATCTAGATGGTCTAGGAAATTGGGTTCGAGATAATATAAACGCGGACATTGGAAATGAAATTAACGCAGTATTTGACACTGCTCCTGGTGGTGTTTACATGTATAATATGTTAAACGGTGCTGGTAGTATAAGAGAAAGTAACTCTGGTGGAACCCCTGGAAATAGTAATATTAGTTCTCTACAAAACACATATACTGCAGTTGTAATTAGTCCACAAAATTTACAACAATCAAATCCAACTTTATACAATTCATTAGTTACTTCTGGATTTTATGATCACGTCGATCCATCTAAACTGCCATGAATACGTCAAGAGTTTTACCTTCTTCTCAAAATAAAGAGACTTTTAAAGCACATTTGAGATCATACAAAAATGTGTTTTCCTCACCAATCTTGAGTGCAAGATTTGAAGAGGTCTCACCTATTATGTTGAGTTATGCGAGTGGCATAACATCAGCGACTAATGTTGATGTTGCTCTTTTTGATAATGCAAGCACTATTGTGGTTGGTGTTGGATCAACCAGTGTCTCTGGAAATAATTTAATATATCTTCCTGGACTAGAAAACGATTTTGTAAATTTACAAGTTGGTTCTTCTACAAAAACTCTCACATTTACCTCTACAGGATTCAATGTTGATGGTAGTGCAGTTTCTATTGGTGGTGGTTTTGAACTTGGAGACAAATACTTTACAGTAAAAGGTCTTGGTGGTGGTTTAATTGAAAGTGGTAATATTCCACCACCACCAGTATACAGTATTACACCATCTACAACTAATGTAAATGAAGGCAGCAGTGTAAGTTTTACAGTCAATACCACTGATGTTAATGATGGAACTGTCTTATACTACAGTACAAATGGAACTGCTACTGCTGCAGACTTTACAAATAATTCTCTTACGGGTTCATTTAATATTGTAAGCACTGGATCAACAACTGGTGTTGGGACCATTGTTAGATCAATTGCAACTGACTTTGATACTGAATATGGAGAACAATTTAGTATTACTGTTCGCACTGGATCTCCATCAGGTCCAGGAGTTACAACTAGTTCTAATGTAACAATTGGAGATGTTACTCCAACAGTCAATATCTTAGCATCAACGACAGCAGTAGATGAAGGGGGTTCCGTTACATTTACTATATCTAGTGTTGGTTTATCTGATGGTACATATTATTACACAATATATGAAGACATAGGGTCATCAATTACTGGTGATGATTTTACCTCTATTACACCCTTAGACGGACCATTTAATATTGTAGGTGGCACTGCTTCACTTACTTTTACTGCCGCTGAAGATTTAACGACCGAGGGTGAAGACAAGTTCAAACTACAAATCAAAGCAGGTTCTGCATCTACAGAGATAATAGGAGAGTCTCCTTTAGTAACCATTGGTGACTCTTCACAAGCAGTAGGTCAGTTTGCTAATGGAATCACTTTTGGACCAGTTCAGGTGAATAGAGATGATACCAATCCCGGATATGAATCTGATTGGTATGCAATATGTGATCTTGATAATATACCAGATGGTTCTTCGATTGCTTTGTTTATTGATGATTCTGGAAGTATGACTCAAGCAACAGTTCAGGCATCTTATGATAAATTTGTTGCAAAATTGAATGAAAGGAATATTACTATCACAACAGTGACAAATAGCGATGAAGATTGGATAACACCATTCTTGGTTAATTTACCATAAATATTTAAAAAACGATGGCAGTCACATACGTAAATAATCTGGTGATATATACTGGAGCAGACTTCGATCAAACTTTTGTTTTAGAAGATGCGATATCTAATAGTGTAAAAGATTTGACCGGATATTCAGGATGCGCTCAGATGAAAAGGTATGAGTCATCTTTGAAAACTGCTGACTTTCAAGTATCGTTTGCTAACGATAGAACCACAGGCAGGGTAACTCTTATGTTGCTTGCTGCAGATACTGCCAATTTAAAACCAGGAAAATATTTTTACGATCTACTATTAAACAGTCCCGGAGGATCCACTACAAGAGCGGTAGAGGGGACTGTTTTAGTTAAGAAAGCAGTTACCAGATAATCAGTAATTTCTCTTAGTTGATCTGATATTGCGGTATGCATCCAATGCAGGTCTGCGATGGAATTGTGGAGGATCATTGATCGCTCTCCAATGACCGCGCCTTAAATACTTTCTTGAATCCCCCGAATTATCTTTCTTATCATCATTCTTTTCATCCTTGGGTACTGGAGGTACAGGTTTTAGGGGTGGAAACTGTTTCGGACCATCGGGAGTATCAAAAACTGGACCTTTTTCTGATTCTGAATCTGCACTATCTCCTTGGGGAATTGGTGAATCCTTCGTCAACTGATCACCAACAAGCATTGCGCCACCCAGTACAGCTGCACCAATACCAGTATTCCTTACTGCGGGTTTTTTAAGAATATTTTTGATTGTCTTAACAGTATTTGAAGAAGCAGAAGAAGAAGAAGAAGCACCGGTATTTGTATTACCAGTAACTTTTGTATTACCGCTTCCTCCTGTTTTAGTGGTAACTGTTGTATTACCAACACTTTGACCACCGCTAGTAGTAACTCTTGTCCCACCACTTGTAGTAGGTGGACTGACTTTGGGTTTTCTCTTCAAAATACGATTAATCATTTTTTGAATATTCTTAACCATACCTTCTGAAAGAACAGATTCTTTCAATGAAAGTTCCTTAAGAGCAGCAACTTTCTTTCTGCGAACTTCAGCATCATTCTTTTTATAACGATCTTTCACGAATCCAGCACCAGGTAAATTAGTAGATGCAAATCCTCTACCAAGTCTTTCAAGTGGATTGCTGGATGTATATCTCAGTGTTGATGGATCAGCAGCACGTTTGAATACGGTTTTTACTTCACCTTTTGGATTAGTATATTTGGCAGCGTAACCAACCGTTTCCCTACCATCTTTATCACGAACAATACCTTGATTGCCAGTTATGTTAGTAACATCCTTTAATTTTGTTCCTGATTGAGTTTGTCTGTTTCTTTTTGCCAATTCCTTTTTCTGAGATGCACTGAATCCAGCGATAGTATCATAGGTTCTATTAAATCTCTTATCATCTTTACCCATCACTGCGTTAGTAGCAAAATCTGATGCTTTTGATCCAAGTGCAATACCAGTAGCAACTGCTGCTGGGCGAGCACCAGGAGCAGGTATCGCTGCTATAGGAGCAGCAGCAAGACCGCCTGCTACGTATCCGGCAGAACTTGATAATCCTCGGACAGCTGCACGAAATTTATCCTTAGTAGAAACTGCTCCACTACCACCTGCAGATTTATTTGCTTGACTCTTATCAAAAATTTCCAGTCCTGCAGTGAGACCTGCATCCAACAACGCACCACCTTTTGCAAATCTGGCAGCCCAACGCATTCTACCCATAGGACTTCTTACGGTGGTTTGACGAATTGCATTTATTCGCTTTGCCCTTTTCAAAATTTTATCAGGTGTTTTTGAAGTGGAAGAAGTCGGTTTGGTCATTGTCATCTTGGATGCAGAACCTCTAAGAGTTGAGGTACCCACTCTAGATTTAACAGATCCAGGACCCAAGTCTGGTTTAGATGGTTTGAACGTATCTTTTCCAGTTGTTACGGTTGAAAGATTAACTGCAGCAGTTTTATTAGCAGCTGCCGGAGGTAATCCAGTTTTCATGGATTTAGATCTAACTTTAGAAGGTGTAGGATCTTTAAGCGATTGCAATTCTTTATTAGTAGTCGATACAAGTTTCCTATCCGATGCTGCCTTATCAACTTTTTGCATTCTATTAGTTGCAAATGCAAAATCTTTTGCATCAGGAGTCTTTCGGATTATTTTTGCTACATTACTTTGTGTTGGTTTGGCAGTCTGAAGTCTCTGTGAGGCTCTATAATTTCTCTGCTGAATAGAAGAATCTGATTGTTTAACTGTGACTGTTGATTTAGATGGTGCAGTTGGTTTAGGTGGAGTTGCTACCGATGCTCTGTTTGTTCCTTGAACCTGTTTTAGAACTGCATCACCAGTCGCTTTGAGGGTTTTATCGTAACCAGTGGACATTCTTGTCCTCAGTCTACTAGCAGTTCCTCTAGACTGAGCAGATGCTCTTTCCGCATCTACTTTAGCATCTGCTCTAAGATCTTTAATGATTGCGTCTGCAGTCTTTCTAAGTCTTGAATCTGTTTTGCCACTACCTCTAACTTCTGATGGTCTTCTTTGGCGATATCTCTGACCTCTTCCAGGTTTTGCTGTTTGTCCACCAATTACTTCTTCACCAGGAGGAGTCTTTCTTCCACCACCAATAATATTAGATGCTGCCTGTCTAACTGTTGGACTTCCTGACTTTGTTCTGAGATCATCAGCAACTTTTGCCTGTTGCGTTACATCTGGTTTGCCAGCATATCGTGCCGCGTCAGATTTGCTTTGACTAAATCCTCCACCACTACCTCTAGGTGATCCTTTCTTTGATTTCTGATCAAATGTATCAATTACTTGGTCAGTCGTTACACTACCAGAAGGTTCTGGCATGTTGGTAAACGTAACACCTTCAGGGGATTTAAGAACTCTTGGTTTATCAGTTCCTAATCTTTTAGAAGGTGTAGTTTTAGACGGGTCCTGTGTCTTAGAACGTGACTCCATTCTCTCATAAGAAGTACTACCTTGACCACCCTTTCTACCGTAGTCTCCTCTACGTGTTTTTTCTGTTAAAAATCTTTTAAATACTGACATTATCGTATGCTCGGTGGATTACTAATTACCGTAACGGTCTTTACCATATCTATCATCAAGATAGTCCTTAAATGAAGAATGAGTGGGTTTCAATGGTTCTTTCTTTTCTTTATTCTTTTTCTCCATTTTCTCTTTATTTGCTTTCTCCGCCCGTTTCTGTCTCAACAAATCAAGACCAAATGCACCCAACTTTACACCAGTAGTATATGGATTTGTTGCAGGAAGTGCCATTGCAGCAGCATTATATGTACCAACTTCATCACCTTTTCTGACAGATTCAATTCCTCTCTTGCCAGCATGTCCTAGTGCAAAGGCATTAAAAACTTTTGTAAAAGCACCTTTTCCAGCACCACCAGTCATATAACTGAGACCTTTTCCAGCAAGTTTACCAAGTCCAAAAAACTCATTTAAATTTTCTCTGGCGATGTGAGATTCGCTAACAAAATCCTTATACGATTTCATCTTATTGCAGACTTTTTATATATTTATAAAAAAAGAGAGGACCTCAGTCCTCTCCCTTAAACGCTTTGTATCCGTCATAATCACCAAACATAAAGGCATCAGATTTTGCTGCCTCTATATACGCTTGATATGAATCTTTTACTTCAGAAGAAAATGGAGTGAGAGGTTCAATCTCATCCATTTCCCTCCAAATTTCTTCAAAGTTGGAATCCTGAGAACGTGTCTTTTTTGACATCTTGCTTGATACCCCCAACGATATAAGACTCAACCTCAGTCTCCTGAGGAGCGACCTGAAGACCCTTCGACGAAATCCAATGTTCCGTCCAGGGGAGTGGATTATTCTTTGCGGCAATGTCATAGATAGGTTTCAATCCGATTGCTTTCATTCTACGATTCGCGACCCATTCGACATACTGTTGTAACAGTTTGTCATTTAGACCAATCATAGATCCATCTTTGAAAAGATATTCCGCCCAAAGTTTTTCCTGGTTAACACAATTCTCAAAAGTTTTGATTAACCATGGTTCCTCTTCTTTGGCAATTTTTGCCATCTCTGGATCATCACCCTGCTTCCACCTATTCATGATATTTTGTGTAATGGCAAGGTGCTGATTCTCATCCCTAGCAATCAGTGAGATGATTTTTGCAGATCCCTCCATGAGTTTGAGTTCGCCAAACGCAAAACTGCAAGCGAAACTGACATAAAAGCGAATACCTTCAAGAATATTAACGTTTGCAATTGCTCTGTAGAGTTTGCGCTTGAGTTCATACCTTGATTCTAGAGCGTAAGGAACTTGTTCTAATGCATGTTGCCATTCGTTAGAGTTATCCCAATGATGGGCGGCATTAATGAAATCATTATATGCCTCAGTAACACTGGCAGCACGTTCTACAATTCGATCATCTGTCAAAATATGATCGAATACATCTGATGGATCAGAATAAACATTTTTGATAATATGAGTGTAGGAACGACTGTGGATCATTTCCATGAATCCCCAGACTTCCATACATGCTTCTAATTCAGGTAGTGAGCAGTAAGGGATAAAAGCCATCCCAGGACCGCGCCCTTGTACAGAATCCAGCATGATCTGGTATTTAAGATTGCTGGTAAAAATGTGCTTTTGCTCAGGGCGTAATGTCTGATAGTCACTGCGATCCTTTTGTAAGGAGACCTCCTCAGGTCTCCAGAAATAACCTAATTGCTGAGTTGTTAGTTTGTCGAAGATTGGATACTTGTAAGAATCATACCTCTGAATGCCTAGTGGTTTACCGAAAAACATCGGTTGTTTTTTAGTGTCAACTACCTCTGAGTTGAATACTGTCATAGAATCGACCATTGGTCTCTCCTCTTTGTTCGTCTTAAATCTTACAAGACTCACACTCTTCCTCCTCTGCGTTTTCTAGTTGAGCGATTAGATTGTCAAGACTCTCTTTGGTATCTTCTACCTCATCAGTCTTGAAGTCGTATGTGTTCTGATAATATGAAGTCTTCCAACCGTATTTGTATGTAGTTAGAAGATCTTGTGCCATCACTGAGACGGGGACTTCATTGTCTGGGTACTGGGTTGGATTGTAACTCCAGTTTCCGCTGATTGCTTGGTCAAAAAACTTCTGCATAACAGCAACAATATTGATGTAACCACGATTAGACTCCATATCCCAGAGGAGCGTGTAATTGTTCTTAAGAGTTGCGTACTGGGGAACAATCTGTTTGAGTGGTCCTTTTTTGCTCTTCTTAATGGACAAATATCCTCTAGGTGGTTCGATTCCATTTGTTGCGTTTGACACAACGGAACTGCTCTCTGATGGCATCTGAGCAGACAATGTTGAGTTCCGTACTCCGTGCTTTTTGACCCGAAGTCTAAGATCCTCCCAATCATAGTGAAGCTCATTCGGAACTATTTCATCCACGTCATGTTTATATGTATCAATCGGAAGAATTCCGTTGCCGTACTTTGTTCGGCCACTATACTCACATGCTCCTTTCTCTTCGGCAAGGTCCACTGTAGCAGAAATCAAGTAATATTGGAAGGCTTCAGTGAGATTATGAACCAGTTGCCATGCCCCAGGATCGTTGTAATCATGTCCGTGCTTAGCAAGATAATGTGCCAGACCAATGAACCCGATTCCAAGCGATCTACGTGCCTTTGTGGCAATCTCAGCAGCGTTGATGGGGTAGTTCTGGAAGTCAATCAATTCGTCCAAGGAACGAACAGCAAGATCACAGAGAACTTTCAGATCATCAAGGTCGCGAATCTTACCAACATTGACAGCACTCAGAATACAAAGAGCAATCTCACCGTTTGGATCATCAATATGCTCAAGAGGTTTGGTGGGTAGAGTGATCTCCTGGCAGAGATTACTCATCTCAACCTTGTCCAAGAACGAAGAGTGAGAGTTACAGTGGTCAATGTTCATGATGTAGAGACGACCAGTCTCAGCACGTTCCTTCAGGATGTCAAGGAAGAGTTCTTGAGCGCCGATAGTTTTGCGCGGAACAGATCCATCAGATTCATAACTTGTATAGAGATCATCAAACGATTCAGTGCCAAAAGCATCATACAAACCTGGAACATCGTGAGGGCTGAAGAGACTGATTTCTTCATTCTTGATAAAACGTTCGTAGAAGAGTTTAGAGATTTGGATGCTGTAGTCCAACTTTCGGACACGGTTATCTTCCGTCCCTTTATTGTTCTTGAGTACAATGATATCCTCTATTTCTTGGTGCCAGATAGGAAAGTGGACAGTCGCTGACCCACCTCTGATGCCGTTTTGTGTGCAGCATCGGACAGTTGCTTCAAACTTTTTGAGGAAGGGGACCACACC